GTGGAAGGCGAAGTTAGATGCTCACCACCCCCTAACAAAGTTAAAGTATCGTTTGTTAACGTCATACCAGCATATGAAATTGTGTTATATGCATTGACGTAAGGGTCGCCGTGGAATGTTTGCTGCGATAAGTTAAGTTCAGTAATACGTTGGTTAACTGCATTCTCAAGAGCGAAAGATGCTTCTGTGACTTTCTGATCCCACAGTGTGCGAAGGTTGTCAATGTTGTCGTCAAGGTTGACGTTAGCACGAACAACATATGCTAGAGAACCCTGATTCAAATACTGTTGAAGTGCTGCTAGGCCGTACTCGTTACGAGCATCGCCGTCGTGACGGTTGCCAGAAGAATCCTCAAGGAAGCTAGGAACACCATATAGTTCCAACGCTGTCTTCTGTGATGTAACGGTGCGAACAACGCCACTCTCATATGTACCAGCTGCTGGTGTCGCTCCGTCCTGCTGTAATTTCTCATCAGCGGTTGCAACAAAGAATAGAGGCACCGTTGAGGAGCCTGCTGGAATGAAAAAGCTTTCATCCGTTACTGTTACGCTTACGCCTGGGCTGACTAGTGTTGCCATCGTTGTTTCTCCTTGCTAGAATACTTTGCTATCTTGTTTAAGTGTATGGGTATTTATATTAGGGACCTCAAAAGTCGGGCAAATCCAACGCGTCTCCGTCGAACCACAACTCGTATCCTATTCCCGCTGCGTCCATTTCCGCGACCATTTCTTCGTTTGTTATTGCTGAGTTACTGACCGTGCCAATTCTTGCATAGATGTCCTTGACGAAATCGTCCTTGATATTTGCTGGTGCAGAAATCCAAATTGGGAATTCAAAAGACAAATTACTAATCAACATACGACGATCAACCCCAATAGGGTAATTGTCTTCATAATCAATGCCTGTCAATTCAACAGTTGTTATCTTGGTCCAATCAAAAACACCATCAGTCGCCTGAATTTGAACAATTGGGTCAAACACCATCATTAGCTGCTCAAGTATCTGATAGCGCTGTTCGTGGTTGCTCGACCAAATAGCGAGGTTTGCGTTTAGGGTATATGGAACAGGCATCTGCTGACGAACAGTCTTAATGCCATCTGGAATTACTTCTCCGCGTGGTAAGAAGGTATTACGACGAACAGCTCCAACACCTTTGCGTCTTTCTGGTGCCATTGCAATACCTGTAATAACAGCGCTCATCATTGGTAGACGGATAGGTTTGTTCTGTGTGAACTCGCCTTTGATCCACGAAACCACACGATCCCTATTCCCGTACATAATAGGCACAGAAATTAACTCGTCAGAAGATCGATCGTTTGTTCCTAGCGACACCTGCATTCCTGCAAAGATCGACATGAACTGTAAGATGTACTTCTTGACCTGTTGATCGTAATAATAATGTTTAAAAGCCATATTGTTTCCTTACTTTGCTATATCGTCTGCTGGTGTGCGTGTTGAGCTACCCAAGAATTCTTGTAGTATTGGTTTGGTCTGATCATATGAAGCACGCTTATCGGATTCCATAAACACCCAACGACCTTTAGCGACGGAGTATCTAAACAACCGAGCTGGGATAGATTCATCAATACCAAGGTATGTCAAACGGTGGAAGTCGCCATCGGATGGGGTTGTTGGCATCTCGTCGCCTTCGGTGAACGGAAGACCGTTTGGTGGAAGACCATCTTCAACATAAAGCTGACGTGGTTTCATTCCGATATTCTTCAGGCCGTCGCTTGCACCCCTCTGCTGCAGTTCAGCGGCCTCAAGTTGTGCATCACTAAATTGGGTAATATCTGATGGGTCACGACCACGCTCTGGTGTATGATTAACATCAGTCGCTGTCTCTTCTATAGTCTGGGATACATCAGAGTAATCCTGAAAGACAGGGTGTTGTCCGTCGTCCATACCAGTGGAGCCATCAAACTGTTCAAAGAAACCTGTACCATCTGCATACCCTTCTAATCCACCGAAGATGTCTGCAGTTTCCTGTGTGGCAAGCATTGGTGCTACAATTATGCGTTGCAATAGTGGTTGCCAGCCTGGCGTATAACCCTCAGTGCTCCAAGCTACGTCTGTAACCTCCATATACTTCTTAATCGGTTCAAGGCTTGGTGTGTATTGTACTTCACTTGGCATCTCAATAATGTCACCAATGACAAGTGGACGGCCGAGCTTTTGAACAGCAGCGTTAAAGCTGACTGTTAGATAAAATGTTTGCGATGGAAGCTCGATACCAAAGCGAGCCATATCAGATTGGACATCAAGCAAATCATATGATGCTTTAAGTTCAATGCTCTGATCGGAGTAATCACGATCTCTATTCTCGTGCCAGAGTTTATCCTGAATATCATCAATTGAGGTCAAGTCATAGTCGAACAACTCAAGAGCCTGCACTGCCCAAGGATCGCTAGCACCACCATTAAAGGCAATAGGACGAAGTCTCCAATAACGCATTGGAACAGTGTTCTTGAATAAGATTGTATTCCAACAATCATCGTTTGGTAGAGTAATAATAGATGCGCCATACCATTTAACTTTATCAGAGGAACGCTCAACGCGGACGCGAGTTGCACGATTGACGGCATTCGCTCCCTGTTTAATCTTTACAGAAGCCACATTATGTTTGATGGATGTATCTACGCTATAACGGACACGGTTGTTATCGAGTTTGATTTCACCAAAGTCATATCCAATATACGCAGATGCTGTCACACCGTCGCCCTTTTGTGTTGAGCGCCATTCGGTGGTATATGTTGTGAAGGCTTGTTCTTTTGGATAACCAGCAACATCGCCCCCCGAAATAGCTGAACCGTTTTCTGTCAAATCAACAAGGCGACCTTGCTCATGAACACCAAGAAGCCTGAATACATTAATGTCGGCGCCGCCGATGGCAAGGTTCTCTTCAACTACATCATCAATGAAACAGTTGTCTTTGGACTTTGATAGTTGCCAAGGTTTGCAAGTAGCTCCGTGATTCGTCGTCGGACATCCACTAGAGTCGCAGCTAGTGCTAGAACTATCATCAGTTCCACCTATTGGATTACCATCTTCATCGTAATCGCCAGTACAAATTGTATCATTACAATTAGCCATTATTTCTCTTCAACTTTTTCTAGTCGGTCGTAGTAATCTGGATGTTCCAAAAGATGGTCCAATGCAATTTCTCTTGCCTTTGCTTTATCTTTGGTGTGTTCCTTTTCTACTTTAATTCCCTTTTCCAGCTGCGACTGAATGCGCTCAACAGAAACACCATGCTTCTTAGCAATGTATTCAACACTATGTGTCTTCACTGATGGAAATTCTTCTTTCTCATTAAGTTCGCGGAGTAGCATTATCTATCCTCTGTTCCAAGTCACGAAGCTTTCTGCGCTTCTTCTTTTTCTTTTCTTTCTGCTCACACCAGTCTCTGCCTTTGCAGAACTCATGTGGTAGTGGAGCGGCGGTTTGTCCATGATGTTGTATCGAGGCAGCAGGGGTAGGACGAGAAGCATCTGGTGCGCCGAACCCAACTGCATTAAATTCAAAGATGTCTGATAGTTTCATTAGCCTATGATGAACTCACTGTTCATTCCATATTCTTCAACGTTATTCACTACGTAATCTTCAATCTCTTTCAATAGTGCCTCTTGCTCATCACGAGATTCCTGTGCAAGGTCAGAGGCATTCAAAGAAACACCACCACCAGCGCCAGGCAATGAAGCATACTTACCACGGATCTGTGCTAGCATCTTCTTACATTCGGCAAGTGCCCATCTTTCGACCCAACGACCCGTGTAGCGATCTGTTATAATCTCTTGTTCTGTTCTCTCAACAGCAACGTCCATTAACAGAGTTTCATTACGAGAGAAGTACTGATGTAGTGTCAAGGAACGAGCATTCTCATTCCAGTTAAACGTTATACGAGAAGCAAATAGGTGTTCCATCTGTTCAATATATTCACTGATAAGATGGAAACTCAATAGATCGAACGTTCCCATGTTATATAAGTGTTGTAGAACAACCTGTCCAAATACACCAGAGCCGTGAGCACTACTCAAGAACGCACCAGATATACGGAAACAACCCATAACCTGAACGATCTTATCATGTCCATATTCGCCATCTGCTAGTGTGAAGCCTGTACCTTCACCGTCGTAGTCTGCGTCAGGCTTGGTTAGTTTGTAGATCTGTTGGTTTGCATATGCGTGAAGTTTCATGAAGCCACGATGATATCCAGAAGCGCTGTTACGGCGAAGTTCTTTCAAAGCAATATCAATGGCTTTATCATATTGTGCTTTTGTTAGTTCAACTTCAACTGTTGGATAGCCCAATACTATTTGAAGTTCATTAATCATCTCGCGACGTGAGTCAGCGGAACCATCTGTGCCAATACCTTCTTGTTCATATGAAGGAACACCAGACAGGCCATCTGTGCCTGCCATTGGACAATTAATAGTTGGTGTTGGATCAAAAGCAAAGAACAATTCATTTTCTGCTTCTAAGTGACCAACATCAACAATAGCACCATTGCCTGTAGAGTTGGTTGTGAATATAATTGTGTTACTGTCAGCAATGGCTGCTACAGCAAGTGGAGAACCTTCAACCCAAGTAGTTCCATTCCATTCCATTAATGTGTTGGTTGATGAGTCATACCACAAATCACCAGTCGATGGTGTCTGGTCTGTTGTGTCAAACATAACACTAACCCAATTAACACCGTTCCACATAAACAATGAAGAGTTCAGTGTATCATACCAGAATGTTCCTGATGGCATTGTTGCACTGGATGGATCATCAGAGGAGTCGACAGGATTAACATCAACCCACGCTGGTGTTGCGTCCCGTTCCGCCCACAAGCCAGTTGTTGGATTATACCAAACAGTAGCTAGTGGTGGAGAAGTTGGATCTGTTGGGAATGCCATATATGTGGCAGTCTGCCAGGATGTTCCATCCCACACACTTAACACTTCTGTAGTGCCACTGTACCAAACAACACCGTTAGCCAAAGCAACGCCTGCTGTTGGATCTGTGGCGCTTTGTGTAAAGCTAACAACTGCTGCCCAGGCACCTGCGACGGAGTCCCAAACATATAGAAGATCTGTATCAGAGTTCCACCAAGTATCACACGACTCAACGTCTGTTGGATCTGTACCATATACAATAGCGCATTGTGAAACCCAAGCTGTGTTGCCAGAGTTGCGTTGGAACACTTCGCTGTCATCATTAACCCAATACTGATCTGCTGTTGGTGAGGATGGCTCGGTGCCGACTGTTAGCAATTCGCCTGTAACTGTCGCTTCTGTTGCGGAGTAATTTGTTAGTGATGTGAATAGGTCGCCGCCTGCTGTAATAACAGGAGCTGACTCATCAGCGCTCAATAGACGGATAACTGTTGTTGGTTCAGTACCAACAAATGCGATAGAAGCATATACTCCAAGCTGGGAGTTAATGTCTTCAAATATCTTATCAAAACGTCCTGCTGTGGCGTCACAAACATTTACAACGATATCAATAGACTGACCGCCAACTGATATTGTTTCTGTGTATTCACCATCTACAAGACCGACATCACTTGATGAATGTGGAACAGATAGTGTGAAATCAATGTAGCTGCGACCTAGAGGATTCCAAGTGCCAATTTGTGGAGACCCAGAATTGATTACCCACAGCGCGCTGTTGACGTCATCAAACCAATGTGTGTTGGCAGAAAGAGCTGTTGGATCTTCACTCCAATACAATGCTTCTATTTCTTGCCAAGTGCAGGATGATTCGTTCCATTGACGTAGTAGTAGATCAGATGGATTGTACCAGTAGTGTCCGCTATTAGGCGTAGTACCATCCGACGGATCTGTTGTCTGGTCGTATAGTGTGTCTTCACACCAAACGCTTCCACTCCAATGATAAGCAGCGGAAGGTGAGCCCGAACGATACCAATAATCGTCAGCTGTCAAATTGTCAGTGAGTGTTGGATCCTTCGAGTAAGAAATTATGTTGGTTGTTGGAACGACTACCCAAGCGGATCCATTCCACTGAGATAGAACATCCGTGTCTGTATCAAACCAATAGTTACCAATTGCAAGCGCTGTTGGATCTGTTGGCTCATTTATAACAGCAAGTTCATTGTACTCATACCCGTCCCACTGGAATAGTTTTCCTGTGGAAGTGACATAGTAATAAGAATTAGTGTTAGGTGGAACTGCGCTCGACGGAGCTGTTGTTAGCTGCTCGATCTGATCGTTGATAGTAGTAATCAGGTCGCCATACGTC